CAGGTGCAGCTGCTGCGGCAGGTGCCGGGGCGGTGGTTGCCTTCGTGGCAGCCGTCGCTTCCATCGCACCGAGGGCCATGTACATCTGGGCGGTCGGCATTGCAGCAATGCGTGCCGCTTCTGCCGGGTCCTTCGCCAGCGCATACACGATGTCCGGACCATGGGCGCTGCCCTTCAAGGCGGCCAGCATGTCGTGCGTGATCTGGATGTCGGCTTTGCCCACTACTTCCAGGAAGTCAGGGATACGGCGGGCCGCTTCCTGTGCGCGCTGGTCATAGGTGGCGTCGATGGTGCTTTCGGCGTCCTGCTGGTACTGCTCTGCAGCCTGTTTGGCCTGGTCGGAGGCGACTTTGCGCGCGGCTTCGGTGATCTGGTGCTGGCGCACCGCCGCTTCATAGTCCTCATCCGTGGCGAATTCATGGGCTTGGGGCGCGGGCGCGGCCTTCTGGCCACCTTCCGCGATAGCGCGCCAGCGTGCCGCTTCACGTTCAGCGGCGTGACGCGCATGGGTAAGCTCATCAATGCGTTTCTGGACTTTGGACTTGAACCGGCCGGCCTCGTCGCGGTCTGCTTCGGGGTCGGCGGGGTTCTTGTTGCCTTCGGCTTGGCTTTGCTGGCCCTGCTGCGTGCCCTCTTCGCCGGCTTTGCCAGCCGCGGGAGTGGTGGTGCCGGTATCGGTCTGGCCCTGGCCGGTCTCACCTTGGCCGCTGGCCGGCGGCGTGGTGGTCTGGCTGGTGTCCGTCGCGCCGGCGGGCGCGGTGCTGGTCGTGGTGGCTGCGGGGGCGTTGGTATCGATTTGCATGGTCATCCCAAGAATTTAGAACCCGGAATCACTCCGGTTGGGCCAGGGTTTGCGCCGGTTCCGCTGCTTGGCTGGCAGCGGGGCGGGAATCTTCGGTCTGGGTGGCGGCAGCGGCCAGGGCGGGCGGCGGCTGCATGTGCTGCAGCAGCAGGGCGATCATTCCCTTGATCTCTTCGGCGTCCGCCTTACCCTGCGAGTTGATGCGCGCGACTTCCTCACGGCTGGCGGCGTCGAGTTGGGCCTTTTGAAGGGCGGCTTGATGCCCGGCCTTCGCCTCGGCCAGTTGCTGCTGCAGCTGGTCGATAAGCTGGTCGGCCTGCTGGATGTGCTGCTCGATCTCGGGCGGGAGCGGCGGCGGGCCTTGTTCCTGGTCGCCCTCTTCGCCTTGCGTAAGGTTGGCCGGGATGGTCCGCTTGATCCGACCGGCGATGACGTCGGCGCCGAGGAAGTCCATCGTGCCCACCACCTTGTCGCCAGCCAGGTCCAGCAGCTTCGGCCAGGCCTTCGCCAGCTGAAGCAGGTTGTCGGACGTTTCTTGGCGCTGGGTCTGGTAGCTCGGGCCGTTGGAGATCGTCACGCCGTATGTGCCGATCGTCAGGTCGTTCAGCACCTCGGTGACCAGGCCAGTGATCGGGTCGACCTGCGGCACGTTGATCTCGACCGACTCGATCGAGTTGTCTTCGTTCAGGATCTGCACCACGCGTTGCGCGTCGTAGTAGTGCGGGATCATGTCGAGCAGGCAGCGGCCGCAATGCAGGTTCGAGCGGTCTAGGTTGTCGGTGTAGTGGAAGTTGGCGTTGTCGCCCTGGCGCTGCTGCTCGCGCTCCTGCACACCGCTGGTGGCCGTACCGACGGCGCCGAGCGAGGAATCGAACAGGCCGGTGACCGCCTTGATGTTGTCGGCCGCGTGCATGGCCATCGACAGCATGCCGGCCGGGACGTCCGCCATGGGCGAGCGCTGCGGCGGCGGCGCCATCACGCCGTCGACGGTGACTGGGTCGTATTCCAGGAAGCCGAAGGTCTTGTTGTTGGCCTGGCCCCACTGCTTCTTATTCGTTTCGAACTGGCCGACCGCACCGATAAACGGCGTCTTCGGGCGCAGGCTGACCTCTTCGGTGGCGCTGGTCATCCAGAAGTTGTACATCTGCGCTGGGTCCTTGGCGTCACGGATGATGCCGCTGCGGACTACCTTGCCCTCGATGTCGATCTCGTTGCCCCACACCGGGAAGACCGGGATCCAGCGGCACATGATGTCCGTGCGCTCGAGCACCTTGGTGCCGCCGGCGGTCTTCACCCATTTCAACTGCGGCACGGTCGTTTCGCGCGTGGCTTTCGCCGTGACGCCATCGGGCAGCTTCTCGACCACCTGGCCGTTCTCCAGCAGGTAGATGGTCTTGCGGGTCTGCTCGAAGTAGTAGAACTCGACCATGCGCACGTAGCGGGTGTCCATCCAGCCCGGCTGGACTTCGAAGCCGGCGGCGCTGCCGGTCTGCACCTGGACGTTCGGGTAGGCGCGGTCGAAGTCGGCCTTGGCCATGTCCCAGACGATCGCGCAGCGCTTCGCGTCACTGCCGTCGGCTTCCACGCTGTTCGGATCGAAGTAGACCTTGAGGGCGTCGCGCTCGCGTTTGAAGCGAATGACCTGGTTGAAGGACATCGGCGACTCGTACTCGGTGGTCAGGCGCCAGAATCCCCAGCCGATCGACGCGGCGCTGTTGACCGCGGTGGCGCGCGCGACGTCGGCATTGCTGTCGTACTCAATGTGGCGGATGACGCCCTGCAGGATGGCGGCTTTCTTCTCGCAAGCTCCGTCGCTTACCGGGTGCACCTTGATGGCGCGCTTGTTCTGGCGCTGGTCGTTCGTGACCTGGCGCTTGTAGGTCGGCAGGCGGTTGAAGGTCAGGCATGGACGGCCTTCGCGGGCGCGCTGGGCCTTGATCTCGGCCGGCCACTGGTCGCCAGCTTCGAAACGTAGATCCGACTTCGCATTGTCGCGGTTGTCGCTGTCGGCGCTGATCGCGTGCTCAACGAATTCCCGGACCTCTTTCAGCAGGCCTTCGTCGCTGTTGGCGCCCTCGGCGCTGCTTTTCTCAAGCGTGCTCATGTGCGGCTGCCCATTGTTGCGCCACGGTGCGCGGCAGGCGGACCAGGATGGTCGGCGACAGCTGCAGCGGCGTGAAGCCGAACTGGCGCGTGTACCAGTCGCCCAGCTGCTCGGCGGTCGGGCCGTCGATGCCGAACGGCTCGGGCGCGATCAGCAGCAGCATGTTGTTCTGGTCGGCCTGGTCGCAGACCTCGCGCAGCAGCGCGCTGGCGTGGCCCTTGCGGCGCGACCAGCGGTCGGTGCGCAGGTTGGTGATCTCAAGCACGCGGCCGCGCTCGGCGGGCGGCACGATGCCCGAGTAGCTGAGATCGAGGCTTGCATGGCCCATAACGATGTGGCCGGGCTTCATCCCATCCATCCGCCTTCTCCTTGATAGTTGTCTTCGGTGTCGGCTTGCGCCTCTTTCTTGGCGGGCTTGACCAGGGCGGGGAACAGCTCGGCCAGGGCCCAGATATGCGCGTCAGCGCGGTTCGGTGATCGCGGGCCGGTGTAGCCCGAGGTGGAGAAGGCGCACAGCTCGTCCTCGAGCTTGGCGAACAGGCCGGCGTGACGCACCTTGCCCTGCTCGTAGAGCACGCTGAACGGTTCGGCGCGCTGGGCCTTGCCACGGCTGGCGGTGACCATCTTGAAGTTCACGCGGGTGCCGGCCTTCAGGGCTGCAGCCTGCACCACGAACTTGACCATGCCGCCGCCGAAGTTCGTCTCGCCCACGATCACGTCGGCCTGGTGACGCTGGTACGCCTGCACGGCTACGCTTCCCCAGGTCGACGGCCCACCCTTTACGGTCAGGTCCTCGAGCAGGTAGGCATTGCCGTCGACGCCCAGGCCGGCCACGGTGATGCCGACTTCGTCGTTGTCGGCGTTCTGCTCGTCGTCGCTGGCGCCGCTCGGGTCGACCGAGATGACCACGCGGACCAGCGCCGGCAGGACGTCGCTGTCGGCGCGCCACTTGTCGATTTCCGCCTCATCGAACAAGGCATTCGGGGTGGCCTCAGCGAACTCGCCGCGCAGGAAGCGGCGCTTCATCCGCTCGGACAGGCCTTCAAGCGTCGCCAGGTATTCCGGCGACAGGTTGGCGGCGTTGTCGCCCGGGTTCATCTGGAAGCTGTCGTAGTTCTCCGGGTTCGCCAGCGGTGCCTTCGTCTCCGGATCCAGCTTTTGCTTGAAGACCTTGAAGGTCCAGTGCATCTTGCTGGGCGGGTTGCAGTCGAACAGGAAGCGCAGCTTCAGGGGCTGCTCGACCCCGTTGATGACCTGGGCGCAGCGCTGCGCCAGGCGGGTCAGCAGGATCTGGACACCGGCCCACGCGACCTGGCTGGCCTCGTTGATGTAGATGGTCGCGAACTCCAGGCCCAGGATCTTCTCCATGCGCTCCTTGTCGTCCAGACCCAGAAACCATACTTGCGACTCGCCCGGCAGCCAGGCGTAGCCGTTCGACATGTTGATGTCCCAGTCGGTACCGCGCACCAGCTGCGGGAAGCACGTGCGCATGACCTTCGGGAAGGTGTCCATCATCACGGACGCCTTCAGGTGGTTGAAGCGAGAGCGGGTGACCAGGTGGCGCGAGCCCGGCGCCTTCAGACAGCGGGTGACGATGTTCCGGACGATCAGAAAGGTCTTGCCGGAGCGGCCGCCGCCGAACAGCATCAACCAGGTGGCCATGCCGCCCAGCACGGCCTGCGCCAGCTTCTGGCGCTCGGTAGGGTTGAAGCCGCTCATAGGTCAGCGTCCGATGCGGCAAACACGACCTGGAGGGCGCCACCGCCCTCGCCCGTGATCTGCAGTTGCTTGCCGTACTTGCGCGGCTTCATCTTCTGGGCCTGCTCCACGCGCGCGGCGATGCGCAGCTTGGCCTTGCGGATCGAATCGGCGTCGGCCTTGCAGTTGTCGGCGATGTCCACAATCTCGTCCACGAAGGTGTCGGCGCGCTCGTCCGTGGCCTTTTCGTACATCTTCACGAACTCGGCGGACTCGGCCAGCCAGCGGAACACGGTGGCCTTGCTGGGCATGCCGGCCTTTTTGCAGACCGACCGGAGCGATCCACCATCGGCGATGGCGGCGCAGAACTTGGCGGCCTGCTCAGTCGTGTAGGTGGTGTTTGACATGGTGTTCGGGCAAAAAAAGGCCCGGCTGGTGAGGCCGGGCCTGAATGCCCTGTGGAGCGCAGGGCAGGAGACGCTAGAAACTGGTGCCGGTGCTGTTCCCGGCCGTCAAACACAAAGCAAAAAGCCCCGCGTCATCGCTGACAGCGGGGCTTCTCAGGTCCTCCGGGCGTGCTTCTGGCTCCCATCAGGGAACCAGAACGCGTCTTGAAGGACGGAAATAAGTTGTTGCCGGGAATCTACCGCTGAGATTTCCGACTGTCAAGTATTTTCAGGGCCGGTGTCGGTTTCATACCGCACGATTGCTTGCGTGTAGACCATCTGCACACCGTCGGAAGAGGCGCTGAGCGATCCCCAAGGCTGCCAGCCAGCCGCGATGTAGTCTTGCATCTGCTGGACCACCTTGCTTCTGTCGCTGCTCGAAACGATCTGGTATTTCGTGACGCTATTGCTCATCAGGATTCCTTAAAAAGGCCGATTTTACCCCGGCCCCTTCCTACTCTTCCAGACCTCGGCAGCTGCGCGCGTGACGGCGCGGCGGGCTGCAGCGGCCGGGTTGGCGGTGGTCGGCTCGGACGAAGTCCCATCCGCCAGGACGTCCGAATCGCCAAGCCATGCGATGTCGATGTGAAGCAGAGCGGACAGGTTCAGCATGTTGTCGCTGTGCATGAGCGAGTTCCAGGCGTACGCCACCGATCCGTCGGCGAAGTGCAGGTTCACCCAGCTTTCGCCCTCGACGTCTTCGACCCGCACGGCGCCAATCGCGCGCGCGGCCAGGTCGAGCAGCTGGCGGTCGGCCTCCGGAATGCTGTTACGTGGCCGCGGCAGCAGCTCGTCCACCTCGTAGGTATCGTCCAGGTTCATCCCTGCCCTTCCATGTTCGTCTCGACCAGCGATTCTATCGCGGCCTGGGCCTCGCGGAAGCGGGGGACGAACTCCCGCACCGGGAACGAGCACTTGCGGGCCACGACCTCGGGCCGGGCCTGCTCGATGTAGCACCAGTTCAGCAGCACGCGATGCGCGATCGACAGCTTGGGCATGGCCAGCTGGATCCGCGCGGCGTCCTTGGCGTCGATGCCGGCGCCGACCTGGTGGCCGGACCAGACATCACCGAGCGCCGAACGGCGCATGCTCTCGCAGATCGCGCCAGTCATGCAGTCGGCGCCGCGGCTGCCTCGCGCCGTGCACCACCGCGCCCAGTTCTCCAGGCGCGCACCGATGTCGCGGGGTTCGGTCAAGGCTGGGCCTCCTCCACCTGGTGCTGCGGCTGCAGCTCGACCATGCCGACGCGCACGAAGCGGCCCCACAGCCAGCAGACCAGGGCGGACAGGAGCAGCCAAAGGGTGACGCCGGCGGCGATCATGCAGCCTCCGGAAGCTGCTCGCGCAGGCGGGCCAGCGACAGGATCGCCAGCGCGTCGGCCTCGTTGTTGTCCTTCGGGCGGAAGCCCTTGGCGCGCGCGGCCTCGACCATGGCCAGCTTGTCGGCGTTCCCGGCGCCGGTCCAGTGCTTCTTGACCTGGCCGACGCCCACCGGGCGCAACGGCACGTTGTTCGCCGCGCACCACATCTCCAGGCAGGCCAGGAAGCCGCCGTAGATGTGCGCCGCCAGCGTGCCGGCGTGGTTCTTCACGTCCTCGTAGTAGACCGCATGGATCTCGCCGGCCTGCAGGCGCTGCTCGGCCAGGAAGGCGCGGAACTTCAGCCAGCGCTGGCCGGCCATTTCCATGCGCCGCACGGAGAAGTTCTCGCTGCCGCTGGCGATCGAGCCGTCACGCGAGCTGCGCGCCCAGCCGGTGGTGGTGCCGATGTCGATGGCGAGGATGTTCATGGGTGGGTTCTCCTTGTCGTTGTTGTTGCCGCCCGGGCTGGCCGGGCGGGTAATGCTGATCAGACCGACACGTCCTTCTCCCACAGCGCCTGCTTGAGCGCGTAGCCCATGAGGGGCCACAGCTCGGCGCGGGAGTTGTCGACGGCGACCTTCTCACCGATCTCGGCGTTGTCGTTCGCGGGCGAGACGGCCACGGAAGGCTTGCCGACGACGGCGAAGCCATTTCGGGTGGTCAGGACAGCCCAGCGCAGCACCTGGCCAGTTAGCGACACGTGCTTCACGAACTCGGTGTGCACGATGTTGGTGTCCAGGTCTGCGGGCGCCAGGCGCGGCGCCGTCAGGCCTTTGGCCCGAATCTCACGCTCGATCGCGGCTTCGCTGGCGTCGACGTTTCCGGTTTTCGGCTCAGCGGTCGAGGTCAGCTCGTTGGCGTGTTTCTTGGCCTGGCCGATCTGGTACGGCATCCAGGCGGCGTAGCGGCCGTCCGCCGGCACCTTCTCGCCTTCCTGGACCAGCTTCACGTAGGGCTCCGAGCGCGAGACGCCAGCGCCGTCGAACACTGCCAGGTGCACGGCGCCGGCATCGGCATCGACCACGCGGGCGATGATCGCGGCCAGCGGCTCGCCCTCGGTCGGCGGTGTAAAACCGGAAGTGGCCTGGTTGGTGGCCGGGTAGAACCAGACAACGCGGCCAACGGTGGGGGTGATCTTCATGTGTTGCATCCCTTTCAAGGTGTAGTGCTGCGGTTTTGCGCTCGCGCGCGAAGTGGTCTCACGTGGCCTCGTTCGCCAGAGCGTCGCGGGCCATTTGCACCGTCGTCGGCGTCAGCCTCTCGCCAGCGGCAGCGCGCTCGAGGACGCGGCGGGCCCAGCCCAAACGGTCGGCGGGCGGCTCGCGGTTGATGACCTTGCCGACCAGGTTGCCGATCAGGGCCTTGGCTTTCTCGCAGGTAGTCAGCGACTGACCCGGCGCGGTGAGCTCGAACACAGGCTCGGGGATCTCGGCCAGCTCGGCCTTGTCCAGCTGCTGCTGCAGCGCGGTTTCCCATCGAACCTTGACGGCGCTGAAGGCCTGCTCACGCAGCTCGCGGCGCATTGACTGCGCAGCCCAGAAGATCGCCGGGTGCGACCAGGTACCGAACTCGCCCTTCCCTCGGGCTTCCAGACCGGCGATCGCCTCGTAGTAGGCGCGCATCGGGTCGACGTGCGGCCGGCAGGCCTGGATGAACTCGGCGCAGCTGGGCGGCCAGGCGAAGCGGCGGCGGCATTCGCGCAGGCCGACCTTCACGTCGTTCGGGGTGATGCCCTCTTCCTCGAAGGCCTCGACCCAGCTTTCAGCCCAGTTGTCGATCGCTTGCTGGTTCGTGAAGTTCGAGCGCCACTTGTGCGGGTAGGCGCCGTCCAGGCGGTTGAACAGGTGGTCGATGAACGCGATGCCCAAGGTCGGTACCGGATCGAACCATTGCGAGAACGGGCGCGTGCTGGGCGATGCTGGCAGGTCGTGGATTTCGGCGAGGTTCGTCATGGGGCTCTCCGGTTGCGGTTGACGTGGGCGACAGGGTCGAACTTCTCGGGGCGGCCTGCGGGAGCGGTGCGCACTGGCGCGTCCTGCGCGTCTGGCGCCTGCAGCAGCTGCTCTACGATCGGGAACAGGTAGCCCAGTGGGATCGTGCTGTCGCCCTTCGCGGCCTTTGCCTTCGTGATGGCGCGGTTCAGCACGTCATCCGTCACCTTCGGGTTCTGAGCCCAGGTCACGGCCACTACCGGGTTCTGCGCGGTAGTCTGAATTCCCTGTGCACGCAGCAGCAGCGCGATCTGGACGTGACGGTCGGTGGGCAGAGGTGGCTCGGTCAGGTGACCGTGTTCCCCGGGCGGATCCTCGGGCGGGGTAGTTGGCGGTTGAGCAGACGAGGATGTATTTAATTCTCCCTGTCCCTGTCCCTGTCCTTCTCCCTGTCCCTTAAGAGCGTTTTCCGATGGATTTCCGGCGTCATCGTCATTCTTTCCAGTGGAACCGCCAGTGCTTTCCGCTGGAATTCCTTTCGCTTCCGTCGGAATGTTGTCAGGAGCGCTACCCGGTTCCGGTGGAAGAGGCAGCATCGGACGGCCCTCAGCCTCGCGCTGCTTGTTGGATTTCCTGATGCGGTCGCACTCTTTCTTCCACTGGTGGTGCACCTTCGCCTTCCAGCTTTCCAGCGCTTTCTCGGCGACCACCGGGTGATACAGGCGGCCGTCGGCGCACTTGATCCAGCCGTGCAGCGCGCCCTCGCGGACGTTCGCCCACTCCTTGACCACGCGGCCATAGCCGGCAGCCTTGGCCAGGAAGCGGTCGTCGTCCGGAAGGGATGCAGCGGGTACCTGGTGCCATGCGGCGCTCCACAGCAGCACCGCGGCCCAGCATGCTTCAGGGGATTCGTACGCCGCCATGTCGCTGTCGCGCAGGCGTGCGACGTCGAGCGGCATGAAGGCGAAGTCCTGCAGGTTGCATTCGGTCGGGGTGAGCGGCGCCGGCAGCGCGCCTTCGGCGTGATTGATCATGGTGGGCATCCCATCAGCTCGCGGGCCGCCCATTGGCGATCCTGCTGCTGTTCTGCCTGTGCTTCGCGCCAGCCGGCCTGCCAATCGGCGACGGCCGGCGACATCCAGTTCATGTGGTGATCATCGACGCCGCGGCCATCGTAGAAGGCCTGGGCGCCGCGTGCGCGCATTTCTTGGCGGGAGACGATCTGTTCCATCAATCCTTCCCCTCGGGCTTGCGGTACTGCTCGACGGCTTCCGCCAGCTCGTTGCCGCTCTGCTCGTACCGTCCAGCTGCGCGTGCCTTTTCGCTGGCCGGCGCGTGCGCCACAGCCTTGCGGCGGTCGTACCAGGTGCATGCTTTCGCAAGCACCTTGGTCGCCGCATAGTTTTCGTTCGTTATTGTCATTCTCTACTTCCTTCTCTTGGCCCGGTCGAACTGGGCTATCTCGTTACCGGCTCGTGGCGCAGGCGGAAGCCGTTAAAGATGCCTCCGGCCGTTGCTTACGCCGCGCGCCCGGCCGGCCTGGCGACCGGGACCCGGACATCCTCGGGATTCCCGGCCGCGCGGCGGGGTCGTACCATGCGTGCGCACGGCGTTGTTGCTGAGGCCGCGCAGGAACGTGCTGCGGGCCATGCCGAAGGCCTGGCAGATGCGGTCCAGTCCGGAAAGCTCGGCCGGGTTGAACAGCACCTCGACGGTTTCGGTGCGGGTTGCAGGGTTGAGGCTCATGTGTTTCTCCTTGGTGGTGCGGATTACGAGGACGGCCAAACGGCCGGGGTGATGCTAGGCAAATGCCCATGTGCAACTTTTAGGGCGTAGAAAAAGCCGCGGAGTTACTGCGGCTGGGATTCGGCAGCTGCGACCTGAGGTGGATCGCCGAAAACGGCGGGATTCAGTTCGTAGCGGGTAACTTGGCCGTTCAGCTTGGCTTCGAGCTCGCGGCAACGTTCGCCAGGGACGGCGCCCTGGGCCGCCCATTTCTGGATGGCCTGCGGCGTCAGCCCGAGGAGGTTGCCCAGCGCGGTCTGACTTCCAGCGATGCGAATGGCTTTTGCGATTCCGGTTTCCATAGGTCGGTCTGTAGTTGTGGGTTACAACCCTAGGTTACATCAGGGCGCCCTTCATTACAACTTATTTTTGCAGTGATATCTACAACTAATCCTTGTAATATGGATGTGTGGAAAATATGGCAAATCGACTAAGCGACCTGTTACAGGCGAAAAACGGCGGCAACCAGTCCGAGATGGCGCGGTATATCGGTGTGACCCCTCAAGCCGTCCAGAAATGGATGTCAGGGGTTACCGAACCCCGTGGCAAGAACCTCGATATGGCGGCCGAATTCCTCGGCGTGACGCCGGCGCACCTGAAATTCGGCATCCTGGTTGAAGGTGAAGCTGATGCTAAGGCGATGGAAGAGATGCTGCGTACGCTCAAGCCCGGCAGCTTCATGCGCGTGGAAGGTACCGACCGCGACGACCCCAGGCTCACGATCATTCCGAAGGTGCGCCTTCGCCTTACGGCAGGCCTCAGCGGCTTCGAAGTCGAGCCGGAACCCTATGACGGCGGGTCGACCACCGTGCCGACCGATTGGATTGAGCGGAACGGATACTCTCGCGACAAGCTGATCGCCATTACCGTGCGCGGTGAGAGCATGGAGCCGACGTTTTACGAAGGCGACCTGGTCGTCATTAATACGGCGGACATTCAACCTGTGGCCGGTGCTGTTTATGCGGTGAATTATGAAGGTGAGCCCGCTATTAAGCGTTTGGCGCGCGACGCCGGCCGCTGGTGGTTGGTATCAGATAATGTCGATCAGCGCAGGTATTACCGCCAATCTTTTCAGAGCGAGACATCGCAGATTATTGGCCGAGTAGTATGGAAGGAAACAGAAAGGTTTTAATGTTGCACTCGATTCAGCGCCTGCGCGGTGTGCGCATGGCGGTAGTACTGGTGGAACCTCGCCAGCTGGCCTGGGACTTCGCGGGGCCAATGGTCGCGGACCTGCAGGCGAAGTTTCAGCTGCCGGTGATGCTGGTGGCGCGCGACAACACGGCTTGGAATAACGCCAGGTCGACCGCCGAATTCGATTCGGTACCCTATCTGCTCGAGCTACTTGCGCACGGCGAGATCGAATGGACTGAGGCTGTATTTGCTGAGCCTGAAATGCCCTTCTAACTGCGGCAATAACATGAAAATCAAATCTCTTGCGTTAGCTGTTTTCGTAACCCTTATTGCCGGGTGTGCTACACCGAGCGGGAATACACGCAGCAATCCGCAAATGGACGAGCTCAAGTTTTACATCGCATCGAATAAGCCGCGCGCGGAAAGCGGTGCAATGAAATGGTCCGAGTATTACAGTGGCGTGTATCAACGTCATGTCGCCGCACACACTTCGCCGGAGCTAATCCAGGTCGTGAATAAATTGCTGTGGAATGCACAGCAGTACGAAAGCGGAGCCATCTCGAAAGAGGAATTCGACTTCCGGCAGCGGGACCTGCGCCTGGAGGGAGATACGCTTATGCAGCGGCGCGCTGCGGCTGCCCAGGCTCAGCAACAGGCCCAGACCGCCCTTGCGCTGCAATTGATGCAGGCCAGCCAGCCACGCCCGATGACAGTGGCGCCGGTAGCCGCGCCAACCTTTGCTACGCCAGCGGCTCCGGCCCAGGTAGGTGCTACCGCTTTCTTTACGGGCAAGCAGCAACAGGTCCAGACCGTCACCTATCAGTACGGCTGGAGCTGCGAGTACAACTATGCCGGCCGCACCTTCTGGCGCACCTTCGTCGGCAGCTGCCCGTCCAGCGTCCAAGTGCAGTAACTACAATTTTTAGGTTGCAGCCAAACCCGCCTTGAGCGGGTTTTTTTACGTCTTCCCCCCGCGCTACAACTCCCAGCCCTTCTCCGTTTCAACTTTTTCGCTTGCTTTTACAACTTTTACTTGCAGCACCTTTCGGCTTGTTGTAACCTGACGTTGTAGTTTGTTGAAACGCAGACAGCTCAGCAACCGCCGAGCAGCTCGACTTGGAGAACCTGATGCGCCACTTCCGCTTTAACCCTGCCGACCACGAAGACGCGATCGCCATTGCGACCGAAGCCGCCGCCAAGCGCCTGACCGATGCCTTCCTGGCCGACCAGCCAGCGACCAAAAAACTAATCCTCGACTGCCTCGGCGAGGCCTTGGCCGATGACCAAACCCTGGCCGACGTCGCGCGCCGCGAACTGGCTGGCGAGCCTGCCCTGGGCAAGCTGCTGGCCGATGTGATTCACGCAGAAGCCGAGCCGCTGGCCCTGCAGGAAGTCGAGAACGCCGCCCGCAGCCGCTACGCCGACTACGTCGACCTGATGGTCGACATCGCCAAGGACCGCGCGCTGGCGTGACCGAACAGGAGCGCCGCGCCCCTTACAACGCGCGGCTTGCCCTGATGTCGGGTCAGGAAATCGACGCAGCGGGACCTGAAATGCCCTGGCAGCCGGAAAAGACGGCATCGAACAACAACCGCCGGCGGCGCCGGCCAGAACGAGGAGCAACATGGACGTCACCTATATTGAGTTCCTGTATCCGGGAACTTTCTTTGCCGAGAATAGCAGCCGGCCGGTGCCCCGCCGCGAGCTGCCCGAGGTGATTCCAGGCCAAGCCACCGGCTACCGCTTCTTCACGCGCCGCGAGATCGAAGCCGACGGCGAAAAGTTGGTCGGCCAGCCGAAGGACTACAGCGGCTGGACCTACTTCGGTAAGGAATACAGCGCCGAGGAAGTGCAGGCTCTGGAAGATGACCGCCTGAGCATCCTGAAATCGAACGTGCGGATCAACGGCTGGCAGCGCATGGTTCTGACCATCTACGGCAACTGGTACCAGCTTCAGGCTGACGATCGCGTGGTTGCTGATGCGGACATGGAGCGCGCCCAATGATCGCCGCCGCCCGCATCGCGCGCCGCCTGGTGCGCAAGATCGCCAAGCCGGTCGCCCTGTGGCTGAACACCCGGGCGCTGGCCCGCGCTGAAGCGCGCGCTGAGCACTTCTACTGCCTGCGCGTCCAGTCCGTACCGATGGAGCTGGACGAGCGCAAACGCCAGGTCGTCCTGACGGCGCGCCGCCGCGAAATCGAGGGGTGGTGAGCATGGTCTGCGCGTCCTGCGGCGGCCACGTCACCTGGCGCGGCCCCATCACCAACCTGACCCAAACCGAGTGCGCCGACTGTGGCGCGATCAACAACCAGCTGGTCGACCAGCCCAACGAACAAGAGGACGACGAAGAATGATCCGCCACATCCTGAACCAGTACCGCCTGTCGCTGCGCGCCGGCTTCCAGCCCCGCAAAGCCATTACCCGCGCCGTGCGCACCTACGTCTACGGCTTTTAACCACGAAGGAAACCATGAACGAACTGACCATCCAGGGCGAATCGACGTTCTCCCTTTCTCCCCGCTCCTTGGCTGAGGCCATGGAGTTCTCGAAGATCATCGCCTCTTCGGACATGGTGCCGAAGGACTATGTCAACAAGCCCGGCAACGTACTGGTAGCGGTGCAGACTGGCGCCGAGCTGGGCCTGAAGCCGATGCAGTCGCTGCAGGGCATCTCGGTCATCAACGGCCGTCCCAGCATCTGGGGCGATGCAATGCGGGCGCTGGTGATCAGCCACCCGGAATTCGAGGATCTGCAGGAGGACAAGCAGGATACCCACTGCACCGTCACCTTGAAGCGGCGCGGGCGCTCGGCGGTGGTCACCACGTTCACGATGGAAGACGCGAAGAAGGCTGGCCTGGCCGGGAAGTCGGGACCATGGCAGACCGCGCCTAAGCGGATGCTGCAGATGCGCGCCTTCGCCTTCGCCGCCCGCGACCTGTTCGCCGATGCCCTCAAAGGTATCAAGTCGACCGAGGAGCTGCGCGACTACCCCACCGAAGAGCGCATCGAGCGCGACATCACGCCGGCGCCCGCTGCGGCCGCCGCGGCGGCGCCAGCGCGGACGGAACTGCCGGTGTGCACGCCGGAGAAGTTCGCCGAGAACACCCAGGCCTGGCGTGACCTGATCCTGTCGGGAAAGAAGACGCCGGCCGCACTGATCTCGATGTTGAGCACGAAGACCATCCTCAGCGAAGACCAGAAGCTCACGATCGACAGCTGGGCCCACGAAGGCGAATAAGGAGAACACCATGGCAACTATTCACGACCTGACCCAAGGCAGCCCAGAGTGGCAGCAGTACCGTCTGGAGAAATTCGGCGCCAGTGAGGCGGCCGCGATGCTGGGCATCTCGCCACTGGTCACGCGCACAGAGCTGCTGCATATGAAGGCTACCGGCACCGCGCAGGAGTTTAGCGATTGGGTGCAGAAGAACATCCTGGACTACGGCCACCAGGTCGAAGCGCTGGCGCGCCCGCTGGTCGAAGACCTGATCGGCGAAGACCTCTACCCAGTTACCTGCTCGGACGGCCGCCTGTCGGCTTCCTGCGACGGCCTGACGATGGGCGAGGACATCGCCTTCGAGCATAAGCAGTGGAACGAGACGCTGGCGGCCGCGATCGTCGCCGGCGCGCTGCCGGACGAATACATGCCGCAGCCGCAGCAGATCATGATGGTCACCGGCTGCAGCAAGGTCGTGTTCGTGTGCTCGGACGGCACCCTCGACAACTTCGTGTACCTGTGGGTGCTGCCCGATCCGGCCTGGCAGGAGCGCATCCGCGCCGGCTGGACACAGTTCGAAGCCGATCTGGCCACCTACCAGCATGTCGAAGTTCTGCCGGCGCCGGTGGCCGCCGCAGTGCAGGACCTGCCGGCGCTGTCGATCCGCGTCGACGGCCAGCTGACCCTTAACCACAATCTGGTGCTGTTCGGCGAGCGGCTGCAATCGTTTATCGCCGACATCGACACGAACCCGAGCGATGACCAGGCCTTCGCCGATGCCGAACAGGCGATCAAGGTGATGGAACGCGCCGAGAACGCGTTGGGCGCCGCCGAGGCGTCCGCGCTGGGCCAGATCTCGACGGTCGATGAAATGGTGCGCACGGTCGCCAGCTACAAGGAACTGGCGCGCAAGACGCGCCTGATGCTGGAAAAGGTCGTCAAGGCGCGCAAGGAGACGATCCGCGTCGAGATCCAGCAGTCCGGCAAGGAACGGGCCACGGCCCACATCTCCTCGCTGAATGCACGCCTGGGCAAGCCGTACATGCCGGCCATCGCCGTGGACTTCGCCGGCGCCATGAAGGGGAAGAAGACCGTCACCAGCCTGCGGGACGCGGTGGACACCGAGCTGGCGCGGTTCAAGATCGAGGCGAACGCCGTGGCCGACCGTATCCAGATCAACCTGACCACGCTGCGCGAGCTGGCCGGCGCACATGCCTTCCTGTTCGCCGACACTGCGTCGATCGTTCTCAAGGCCGCCGACGACCTGACTGCCCTGGTCAAGATGCGTATTGCCGAACATGAGCAGGCCGAGGCGGCGAAGGCCGAAGCTCTGCGCGCACGGATCGTCGAAGAGGAGCGCGTCAAGGCCGAGAAGGCCGCTGCGGACGCCGAGCGCGCGCGTGTCGCGGCTGAAACGAAGCGTCAGCTGGACGAGCAGGCCGCCAACCTGGCCGCGGCGCGCGCGCAGGAAGAAGCGGCAGCACGTGCAGCATCCGCCAGCACCGCGCCTGCGCCCGTTCACGCCGCCGAGGCGCAGCCGGCAGCGCCGGCCCAGGTGATGCCAATCGCCGCCGCGCGCCCGGCAGCCGCACCGACCACGGCGCCGGCCCTGCGTCTGGGCCAGATTAACGAGCGCCTGGCGCCGATCGCGCTGAGTGCCGACGGCCTAGCGCGCCTGGGCTTCGCGCCGGCTGCGACCGACAAGTCGGCGAAGCTCTACCACGAAGCCGACTTCCCGGCGATGTGCGCCGCGCTGATCCGCCACGTCGACGGCGTGGCCCAGCAGGCGAAGGCCGCGTGACATGACCGGCCTGCGCCCGTGCCTCTGGACCGTCCTGCAGTGCAAGCAGCAGGACTTCCAGCGCTTCCTCGGCGTCGACGGTGAAGCCGCCGCCGCGCGCCGGGTGAAGGAAGTATGCGAAGTCGGCTCGCGCGCCCAGCTGGACCGCGACCCGGCTGCGCAGGCCCGCTGGAATGAGCGGATCCGGCGCGCCTACCTAAATTACCAGCAGCAGAACCACCCTACCAACGACCACAACCAGGACCAGGAGATGTAACCACCATGCTCGAAATTCGCTCCCTAAAAACCCAGCTTGCATCCGTGAACGCCCGCGCCGAGCTGCACGGCCAAGAGAAGAAACCGGCCTTCGACCTGAAGCTGATCTGCGCTATGCCGAACGACGTGCTGATCGACTTTCACCCGGAGCTGCGCTCCTGGCTGTTCAAGCCGAACGATGATCCCGACCAGGATCCCGACCTGGTCGCGCAGGCCGATCCCGGCGCGCTGACGGCGCTGCGCTTCCCGAAGCTGGGCGCCCAGAAGTGGGATTTCGAAGCCGAGGGCTACACGCTGCGCATCGCTTACGGCATCGGCGGTCCGAGCGACATCGTGCTGTCGGAGTGCAAGGTGCATAAGGTGTCGTTCGTCTGCCAGCAGGGCGGCACGGTGTCGGTGCAATGCACGGTTATCGCGCACCCGGATTCGGCTGTGGTCGGGCGCCTGTGCGAGATGATCCAGCAGACGGTCGAGATGGACCTGACGCCGCCCGAGCCGGCGACCCTGGGCCAGCTGTTCGGCGAGGCGGCCTGATCATGGCGGCGCGCAATCAAGCCCCTGCATCGGCCGAGATGATCGCGCGCCGCGACGAAGCGCTCGAGCAGATTCGCCTGATGTTGACCGATCAGCGCATGTCGGCACTCGACGTCGCTACGGCGCTGGCCGAGCCGGCGCCCACGGTCTACGGCTGGCTGGTCTACATGCGCGACCTCGGTGAGGCACACCAAGTGGCCGCGCCCGGCGGCCGCAAGCTGTGGGTGCTCGGCCGCGATCCGGTGACGTCTGAGATTGAAGGCGTCGATGAGAATGCCCAGCGCGCCTGGATCGTGCCGGCGCGCCAGGTCGGTATGTTCCGCCACTGGATGGATGTGGCATTTTTCGGTCCGGCAAAGGGAGCGGCAGCGTGAACCAGGTCGACATCTTCGGCGCCGGCGCGCGCCGCCTGCAGATGACGGAATCGATCGAGCTGACGATTCAGTCGCTGCAGGCCTACGGCGCCACGCACGATCACTGGGGCGTGGCCTGGTCGGGCGGCAAAGACAGCTCCGCCACACTGACTCTGCTTATGTACCTGCTGGACACCGGCAAGATCCCTCGACCGAAGACTTTGACGGTGTTCTACGCCGACACCCGACAGGAGCTCCTGCCGTTGGCAGCGTCGGCGCAGCAGATCATGGACGAGCTGGACGAGCGTGGCGTGCGCGTTGAGGTTGTGATGGCGCCGCTGGATGACCGCTTCATGGTCTACATCCTCGGCCGTGGCGTGCCGCCGCCGAACAACAACACGCTGCGCTGGTGCACCGGCCAAATCAAGATCGAGCCGATGGAGGAGGCGCTCCGCCGCCACGTCGAGCAGATGGACGGCCAGGTCCTGATGATCACCGGCGTGCGCCAAGGCGAGAGCGCGATCCGCGACCGTCGCATCGAGATGAGCTGCGGGAAGGATGGCGCCGAATGCGGACAGGGCTGGTATCAGCAGGTGCTGCCGAACGCGAAGGGTCTGCGCGGTCGACTGGCCACCCTGGCGCCGCTGCTCCACTGGCGCGTGTGCCATGTGTGGGAATGGCTCAAGCACTGGGCACCAACGGCGGAATTTGGCGACTGGAGCACGGCCGCTATTGCCGACGCCTATGGCGGCGATGAGGCCGAGGAGATCAACGCGCGCACAGGCTGCGTCGGCTGCCCGCTGGCGCAGGAGGATTCGGCGCTCGACACCATCCTCAAGAATCCGCAGTGGGCCTACCTGGCGCCGATGAAAGGCATCAAGGTGCTGTGGCGCGAACTGCGCGAACCGCAGCACCGGCTGCGTAAGTCCGGCGCCGAGCGGCTGAAGGACGGTAGCATCGGCAAGAACCCGCAGCGCATGGGGCCGCTCACGCTGGAAGCGCGGCTGATGGGGTTGGAACGGCTGCTCGCCATCCAGAACGAGGTGAATGCGGCCGCTGCACGACTCGGGCGCCCGATGGTCGACATGATCAACGCCGAGGAAGAGGCGCGCATCCGCGAGCTGATCGCCGCCGGCACCTGGCCGAACAAGTGGGACGGCTCGGAGCCGATCGCCACCACCGTGATGGACACGGTCTACCAGAACGGTGCGGTGCAGCCGCGCCTGTTCTCCGAAAGCGAACTGTAAAAAATACAACCACGACAGGACAATCCATGGACAAAAAAGACCTGTGCGAGCACACCCGAATCCGCCTGATCGCGGCGGCCATCGGCCACCAGCAGTGCACCGCAACCGCGGCGAACGTGATCCCGATCCCCGGTACCGAGCGCTTTATCGCCATCGGCGCACCGGCGGAAGTGTGGCAGCTGCTGCGCAAGCAGATGCCTGCCGAGGAATCGCTGCCAATCGCGGGCGCGGTCGATGCGGAGACGAACCTGCCCGAAGACGTGGCCGCCCTATTCGGCGCTTGCGGCTTCGAGATCCGGTCGACGAACCCGGCCGAGAAGCATCCGCTGGCGGTCTGCGGTTCGCTCGACGCGGCCGGCCTGGTGGTGGAAAAACTGATGGTGGACGAGTTCAGCGACGCCGCGCGCGACGTGCTGGCTGAACGCCGCCGCCAAGTGGAAGCCGAAGGCATGACGAACGAAGGCGATGACCGCTACCATGCCGCCGAGCTGCCGCGCGCCGCGGCATCGTACGTCCTGAACGGCGCCAACGATGAGGTGCCGTGTATCTGGCCCTGGGCGAAGTCGTGGTGGAAGCCGCGCGATGCCCGCGCCAATTACGTGCGCGCCGCTGCGCTGTTGCTGGCCGAGATCGAGCGCATCGACCGCGCGCAGGAAGGAGCGGCATCGTGAAAGAACGAGGACCAGACCGGCGCTGCAGCGCGTCGTCGTACTTCACCAGCCCGGTCAACGACCGGCGCCGGCCGAGCTTCGAGCGACGCGGCACGGTCCCGGCCCGGCCTGCGCCGACGCCAGCGCAGCGGCTGTACGGGGAACGCCGCGTCCTTCCAGATGCGGGATTGGAATAAGGAGATGAATATGCAAGCTGAAACCAGTAACACCCTGCCGTCCACCGGCTTCGTGCGCGAGCGCGACCTGATCGGCAACGCGCAAGCGCGCGGCCCGGTTCCGTTCTCGCACGCCACGCTGTGGCGTAAAGTGAAGTCGAATCAGTTCCCGGCGCCGGTAAAGCTGTCCGAAGGCGTCACGGCCTGGCGCGTCGAAGACGTGCGCGCATGGATCGCGAAGCACGCTGGAGCCAGCGCGTAAGCGCGTTGGTATTTTTGTTGGTATGTCCCCTACCCCATCAGGCAGAAACCCACCAATCATGCGCCCTCCGGCCGTTTTCCCGATTCCGGCCGGAGGCACCAACAGCTTGCAGCGCAGTCCTACCCCTTGACGTACCCACTCTTCTTCATCGCCCGCACCAGCACGTAAGCGACAAGCCAAAGGCACAGGCCCACGGCCAGGGTTCGCGTCGAAGGCAGCACCGCCTCCCCCCGCACCTGATAATCGGACCAGAGCTTCACGGCAACCAGCGCCAGCGATGCGACGAAGATCGTGTTGTATTCCTTGACCATTACCCGCCGCCAGTTGAAGCGCATTCCTGCGATCGACGCGCGCCAGCCATGCCACTTGGGGATCCAGCGGTTGACGCGGCGGCAGTACTGGTCGAACTCCGCGCCGAAGGTCTTTCGCAGGAACTGTT